GCACAAAGGGTAATCCCTGCAGCGTCTGGTGCATACTCGTATCAGGGGGCGGTGGAGGAATTTGGTTTCACTAGGCGACTACTAGCAGAAACAGGTTCATGTACGTATTCGGGTACAGACATAACTATCAAAGCAACTAGGTCAATGCTGTCAGGATCGGGTGTTTTTACCTACGCAGCAACAGATGTTAAACTGACACTACCTAGCGAGCTTTGGCAGTATTCAGGTAACGTAACAACAGATTGGCAACCGCTAGAGGATTGCAATACGTCATGGGCGGATCAGCCTATTATGACAACAACTTGGACTAAGGAATCATAATGGCAACGCATAATAAACTTCAGCAGCATATTGAAGACCTCTATAACGGAGTGCACAACTTCGCATCCCACCAATTTACTGTTGCTCTAACTAACTCTTCCCCGGTAGCCACCAACTCAGTATTGGCGGACATCACTGAAATTAGCTATACCAACGCATCAAGTAGAAACCTGGTGAAAGGGTCAAGTGGACAGACAGCCGGTACGTTTACGCACTTGTTCAACGATCTCACCATTACAGCATCAGGTGGAACCGTTGGCCCATTCCGATACGTCGTGTTCTACAACAACACACCTACTAGCCCACTAGATCCCTTGATTGGCTGGTATGACTACGGCTCATCTATCACACTAAACGATACAGAGTCTATTCTTATCGACTCAACCACAAGCAACATAACGGCGAGTTAACAAACTTCTGGAGCGGGAAAATGTCAGACAAGAGTTCATTTGAAATCCTAGCGAGCGCTGCTCGAACAGCAACTCCGACAATTGCTACCATTACCGCGGATACTCTCGCTGTAAGCACAAAGGCAATGGCTGATCTGCAGGTTATTATCGATGTCACTGCGTTATCACTCACACCCAGCGTACAGCCAGCACTGCAAGCGCAAGACCCTGTATCAACAAAGTGGTATGACTTGGTAGCATCAATAGCAGCCATCACAGCAACGGGAACCACAGTGCTTAGCTTTGGTGAGAACTCCCCTGTAGTGGCGAACCTATCAAACCAAGGCTTTATCCCCGATACCATCCGACTGACCCTCACGCACGCTGACACAGACTCAATCACCTACAGCGTAGGGTTGAACTACAGTACTAAATAACATGCTACAGTACACATGCGTCTAGGCTGCAACCGAAGAGGAGAGGCACAGCAACTCTCTCTGGCGCAATCATTAATTGCTGAAACCTATGCTGAGGTTAATATGAAAATTACAAAGATAGACCAACAAGAGCAGGTAACTCCTAGGCTACTGCCAGTCATTAACATGCTTGAAGGGCTTGCCCTACCATCCTGCGATGGCAAAGAGGAGCGCCATGCAGAAGTATTATGGGTGACCCCGAACAACGAACAAGACCCGGTTGCAACCGTCCGTATAGCAGAGGCGGAATAGGTGGCCAATAAATACAAAGCAACCAGCGAAAAACCTTAGAGGAATCGCATCATGGGACCAATTGAAAAAAAAACGCTAACGGCAAGACCAACAACACCAGCAATGAGAGAAATCAAAGTCCAAGTATGTGCAGATATGGAACCAGTAGCGCAGCTTATCTCTGTTCTGTTCGATACGCTAAATTCAGAAGTATTCGATAACCTACCTCCTTACGCTAAGGTGGAAGCGATGAAATACATTGCAGGCGTCTACGGTGGTTCTGATGCCTCGTAAACTCACAAACAAGCAAGAGGCAAAGACAGGCAGGCCTAGCGACTACACAGAAGAGCTGGGTACTATAATCTGTTCCCGGCTTGCAGAGGGCGAGTCTATGCGGTCTGTATCGCGTGATGAATCCATGCCAAGCACTACAACGATGTTCACTTGGCTGCGTACCCACTCTGAGTTTCTTGCCCAATACGAGATATCTAAAGCTGAATGCGCTGATATGTATGCTGAGCAGATTATCGAAATAGCCGATGACACTTCTAATGATTACATTGATGTAACAGACGAGAATGGGGCAACAGGCGCGACCCGGCTAAACACTGAGCACGTCCAGCGCTCTCGATTGAGGATCGATTCTCGCAAGTGGGTAGCATCGAAGCTTAAGCCCAAGAAGTACGGCGAAAAGGTCACGCAAGAGATCGGCGGTGTAGACGGCAAGCCAATCGAGACATCGACCGTTATCAACTTCATCCCAGTAACGCGTGATAAATGAACGCTATCAATCTAGAGTACGTTGATAAGCTTCACCCTGTCTTTACTATTCCCAAGCGTATCAAGATCATCGTTGGAGGTCGTGGATCCACCAAGTCTACAGGCGTGGCTGGCCTGATTGCTGCCAAGATGACACAGGGTGAGCTCTGGTGTTGCGCTCGAGAGCATCAGAACTCTATTGAAGAGTCAGTGCACAGAACAATCCTAGATGAGATAGATCGTCTAGGCATTCCAGGCTTTAGAGATACCAAGACCAGCATCAACCATGATCAATCAGGCGGCCGTGCGTTCTACCGGGGTCTAGCAAGAAACATCACTTCTCTTAAATCGACTCTATCAGGTGTCGATGGGCTATGGATTGAGGAAGGCGAGGATCTGTCTGATAACACGCTCAGGGTATTAACAGCATCTGTCCGACTCAATGCTAAAGACACTCAGCGCAAGATGGCAGGCGAAGATATCAAGATGCCCGAGATCATTATAACGATGAACCGCGGGTCCAAGACAGGGGCAGTTGCAAAGAAGTGGTTAGCTCGAGCAGAGAAGGAAGTCGCTAAGACGGGGTATTACGAAGACGACCTGATCATGGTTGTCGAGATGAATTACACAGACATGCCTGAAGACTGGTTCATTATGTCCGGGCTAGAGCAAGAGCGCCTAGACGACCTGGAGAAGCTACCCAGGGCTGTCTACGATCACAAGTGGCTCGGGGATTATCTGGAGACAGTTGATGACGCCATTATCCAGCCAGAATGGTTCGATGCGTGTATTGACGCTCACAAGCTAGATCGGCTGAAGGCTGTGTTCAGACCGCATGGTGCCAAGGTTGCCGCGCACGATCCATCTGGTATGGGTAATGATGACAAGGGTTACGCATTAAGACACGGCGCGATCATCAAGCGTGTTGTATCGATGGATCATGGAGATGTTGACGAAGGCTTTGATTGGGCTACAGGACAGGCTATCAACGATGGCGCTGACTGGTTCGTATGGGACGGCGATGGAATGGGAGCGGGTGCCAAGCGTCAGGTGTCACTAGCTTTCGATGGAACCAAGACAAAGTACCATATGTTTAGGGGGTCGTTATCAGGCAAGGCGCAAGACAACGCCAAGAAGATTTATATGCCGCAATCCGGAGATGACGACACCAAGCCAAAGACCTACGCAGAGACGTTCAAGAACAACCGTGCTCAGTATTACATCGGGTATGCAAGACGATGCTACAACACTTATCTATGTGTGGTTAAAGGGCATTACATAGATCCTGACGATATGATCAGCTTTGATTCTGACGGTATACCCAATATGCAGCAACTCAGGTCAGAGTCTTGCAGGATACCAAGGAAGCATAACCCTAGCGGGCTTGATCAAATCATGAACAAGAAGGAAATGAAGGACAACGACATCGAATCGCCCAATGATTCTGACAGTGTTATGATGTGCCTATTTACTCCTATCAAACAACAGACGTTTGAGCCTTTAGATTATCCAGAGATGAGCATCGTATAATGGCAAACATGAAAGACGCAGACCTGTTACACATTATCGACACAGCGGTGCAGGATACGACAGCCTTTGATGCCACGTTCATGCGGGAGAACGAAGACCTGCTTGACCGGTATCTTGGTAATCCATACGGCGATGAGAAGGCCGAGCAGTCCAAGGTTATCAGTAATGATGTGATGGACGTTGTAGAAGCTGATATGCCTGCCCTAGCACGCGTCTTCCTTGGCACTGGGGATGTCATCAAGTTCAAGCCGAACAAGACGCGTGATGAGGCCGATGTAAAAGAGGCTGATCTGAAGACTAAGTATGTCAACTGGCAGATTCGCGATCAGGACTGGTCGTTCCCTACCCTGCTAGGTTGGATTAAGAACACTGAGATTCAGAAGACAGGCGTTATTAAGTACTTCATTGAAGAAACAACCGAGATTGAAGAGCATCGAAAGGAAGGGTTTAGCGATGCTGAGTTGGCATTGTTTGAGGAGTCACTAGAAGGAGAAGACGTTAAGAGCATCGAGATAACCGAACGCTCAGAGGAGAACGAGGACGGCACGTTTGATGTTCTGTTCAAGGTTGAGAAGACGCGCAAAGAGGTGAAGCTTAAGAACGTCCCTCTCGAGCGCTTCATGATTACCCGTAACGCAGAGAGCAAGAATGACGCTGCAGTGGTTGGTGACCTGGAAGAGACAACCAGGGGGGAGCTGCTATCAAGGGGATTCCCTCGTAAGCTGATCAGCAAGATACCGGAGTCAGGCAATCGAGCAGAGACACAGGGTGGCACATCGGGCAACGCGGTCACCACTGGATCACGGCTTGAAGATATCAGGGATGAGGACGAAGGCGGCGCGAACAACGAACTAACATTCTCTGATTGGGCGCTCGAAACTGTAGAGCTTGAAGACATCTATATCATGGTGGACTTCGATAAAGACGGTATTGCTGAACGTCGTCACATCCTACGAAGTGGCGAGATCATCCTAGAGAACGAAGTGTTTAATCACGTTCCCTACGCCATTATGTCCTCGATCATCATGCCGCATAAGGCCATCGGTCGTAGTCGGGCAGAGATTGTAGTACCGACAGCGCGAACCAAGACCGCGGTATTACGTGGAATGATGGATAACATCTACTCCGTCAACAAGCCTCGGATGGCGGCGAACACAAACGTCAACATGGATGACCTACTGGTGATGCGTCCCAATGGTGTTATCCGCACCAAAGGAGAGGCTCCAGTAGGTAACAACATCCTGCCCATTACCGTCCCTTATATCGGTGACAAGGCCCTGCAAGTTATCCAATACCTAGACCAGGCACGAGCGCAGTCAACAGGTACGCTGATGGCCTCACAGGGACTTGATGCTGACAGCCTAGGCAAAGAGACGGCTACACGCTTTGAAGGCGTAGAGAAGGCGTCAGAGGCTAAGGTCGAGCTAGTAGCGAGGGTTATTGCAGAGACAGGATTTAGGGATCTGTACCAGGGTGTTGCATGGCTTGACGCTAATTTCCAAGACACCGAGACAGAGATTGAGGTGTTGGGGGAGGAGTTGATTGTTAACCCTGGTGATTGGAAGTTTACGCACTCGATTGTTTCAAACGTAGGGCTTGGTGTTGGTGACAATGAGAAGCTGCTTAATACAATGTCCGGCTTCCTGCAGATATCCCAGCAGCTGAAGGCTAACGGCTCAGCGCTGACTGACTCGGTTAAGGTGTTTAACATGCTTGATCGGGTGGTTAAAGGTTCGGGCTTGCCTGATACGGCAGAGTTCTTCAACAACCCTGAACGTCCTGATGAATTACTGACAGCCGAGAACGAGATTCTCAATAACATCGTTGAGCAGATGCAGGGACAGATACAGCAGCTACAGAACCCACTGGCAGAAGCTGAGACAATCAAGGCAGAGGCTAAGCTGGTAGAGGCGCAGGGCAAGCGGGAGTTGGATATTGGTAAGCTGTTAGAAGATCAGCGGCAGTTCAATATAGAGACGGCGCAGAAGCAAAACCAGTCAATGAAAGACTTGGCTATCAAACTGACAGAAATTGAGGCGAAGTTTGCATCAGAGCAGAACGTCAACTTCGTTCAGAACGAGCAAACCATAACCGACAAGGTATAAATCATGCTAGAAGGCGAAGCAGAAGTACGAGAGCAACTAACTGAAGAGTCAAAGCTAGGCCAAATGGGTCAACAGGTGCTCAACAACCACGTATACAAGCAGGCAATGGTAGCGCGAGAGGCGCATTTGTTTGAGGTCTTCTGCAACACTAAGAGAGACCAGGATGATGTGCGGGAGGAAGCGTGGCGAACCATGCAGAATCTCAAGTGTCTGCAGCAATACTTTGATCAAGTGTTAACAACTGGTAAACTAGCTGACAATCAGTTAGAAGAACTTAATAACTCACACTAACAACAGGATTTAACTAATGCCTACAGATAATCCAGTAATGGAACCTGCAGATGTTTTTTACGGAACAGCCGAAGCCAAAGACCCCGAGGGGCAAACCGAAGCCGAAGCCGTTACAGAGAGCGATGACCAGGAAGCTCTGACAGAGGAAGTCGAAATTGATGGTCAGCCGGATGAACTATCCGAAGAGTCAGAAAGCGAAGGTGCTACAGACGACGCTGAAGACGGAGAACAGGAGCTTGTTTACCTCGATTTAGATGGTAAGGAAGTAGACCTGGATGAAGTACGTAAGTGGCGTGATGGCCATCTGATGCAATCAGACTACACACGTAAGACTACTGAGTTGGCCGACGAACGCAAGGTTCTGCAAACCGAGCGGGAAGAATTAACCGGCCTGAAGACCAATCTGTCTAACATGACTGTGGAATTGCAAGCCATGGTTGCGGAAGATGAGGCGGTTAATTGGGAAGAACTGCGTGAAGATGATCCAGAGGAGTACATTGCTCAAAGGGAGAAGGCAGATAAGCGCAAGGCGATGGTTGAAAAACTAAAGTCTGAAACCGTAAGTCAGCCAGCATACACGGATGATGAGTTGGTATCTGAACAGGGGCTGATGCTTGAAAACAACCCGGATTGGGTGGTTGACGGCAAAGCCACGAAAGCTTATGAAGCTGATCAGAAACTAATGAACGAATACTTCCAAACAAACGGATTCACCAACGAAGACGTAGCGGGAATGTTCAGAGCTAGGTATATCCAAACGTGCTTGAAGGCCGCTAAGTTTGATCAATTGCAGGGTAAAGCCTCAAAGATCAAATCTAAGGTTAAGAAGGCAACTCTGGTCACTAAACCTAAGCAGCAGGCTCGGCAGCTTAAAGCCGTCAAGTCTCGCGAAGACATCTTTTATGGATAAGTAACGGAGTTTAAATTATGGCTACTATCGGTAACGGCGTACTTACTCTATTGGATTGGGCAAAGCGCCTTGATCCAGACGGTAAGACAGCCACAACTGTTGAGATCCTGTCTCAAACAAACGAAATCCTCGATGATATGTTATTCAAAGAGGGCAACTTGCCAACAGGCGAGCAAACCACCATCCGAACCGGCCTGCCTTCAGTCTTCTATCGACTGATGAACCAAGGTGTACCAAAGTCCAAGTCAACCACCGCGCAGATCACTGAGAATACCGCTCAGCTTGAAGCACGGTCAGAAGTTGACAAAGACGAAGCAGAACTCAACGGTAACGTTAACTCGTACCGCCTGAGTGAAGCTGAAGCGTTCATGGAGTCGATGAACCAAACGATGGCGAATACCCTGATCAACGGTACAGCGTCTAACCCTGAAGAGTTCGTTGGCTTCTTGCCACGATACAGCGACCTGGGCGCAGTAAACTAAAGGCTCAAGCGCTGGTCTGTCACATGAAGACCTGGGCGTTATCGATGCCTTCGACAGCAATGACGATCGGTTCCGCGCTTACGCAGATCGGTTTGTTTGGAAGAACGGCCTAGTGGTTAAGGATTGGCGTTATGCGGTTCGTGTCGCGAACATCGACACCCCAGCACTGGTTGCATTGACCGGCACACAGGCTATCACAGCTGCTACCTCCATCATTAAGATGATGAGCCGAGCAATTGACCGTCTGCCTTCGCTGAGCAACGTTAACCCGGCGTTCTACGTCAACCGCACCGTGGCGTCTCATCTCCGTATCATCGGGCTTGAGAAATCATCCAGCGCTGTTACTGTTCAGGAAGGTCTGAACCAGTTTGGCGAGACAATCTTCAATACTCGATTCCTGGGTATTCCGGTTCGCATTGTTGATGCGCTGGGTACTTCTGAATCCCGCGTAGTTTAACAGGAGAATCATAATGATCTTAGATGCGCAAAATCAGTTCTCCGACTCTCAGGCGGTAACGACTGACGCAGTTGGTACAAACGTGATCGATCTTTCACAGGATCGGTCGGTTGGTAACGGTGAGCCAATGTGTGTCATGTTCACAGTCATCGTGACTGCTGATCAGACCTCTGGTGATGAGGATTACACCTTTGATGTTGAGTATGCGTCCAACGCTGCTCAGTCTACTGGTCGTCAGTTGATCGGTCGTCGGGTGTTTGAATCAGGAACTCCAACAGCACCAGCGCAAGATGCTGACTTGCTTGTTGCGGGCTTCAGTTTCTTCATTCCGATTCCACCTACCAAGTTGTCGGAAAGTGAGCAGTTCCTGGGTATTCGTTATGACACCCTCGGCGCTACTCCTATCATCACAATGTCAGCACATCTGATGCCGATGAGCATGGTTGATGCAACCAACGACTACGCTGACGGCTTCGACATCACTTAAGGGGTAAGTTATGAAGGTTCGGGTTAAAGAAGGATGCATTGGCGTTTACGGCCTAGATCAACGCCGTGAAGGTGATGAGTTCGAGATTGTAGCTAAGACTCATTCTCTGGAGAAAGACGACAAGGGTGATCCAGTTGTCATTACAGAGGAAGAACAATTTAGTCACTTATGGATGATTCGGCTCGACAAGCCAAAGCAAAAGCCCGGCCCTAAGCCGAAGAAGAAAGTCGAAGAGTGATACCAGAGGGGGAGCAATCCCCCTTTTATCTAATTCAGGTGCGACACAATGGCGCTAGATACGTTTGAAAACCTAAAGCTAGAGATCATTGATTGGTCACACCGCGGCGATGTTGATCTGAAGATTGACACGTTTATTCAACTGGCAGAATCTGAGATGTACGCTAATCAGATCGAGCCGCTTAAGATCCGCTCAGAAGAAACCCTAGCAACAGCCACGATGGATTCAACCACCCCTAGCCGGTTTGTCGCGCTGCCTGATGGCTTCCAGTCTATGCGGAAGCTAAGCCTGCAGATCGTCAATGGTGAGAACTCCGAGATTAATTACCGCACACCCAGCCAGCTAAGGATTCGGAGCGATGCGGGACAGCCATGCTTTTTCACTGTTACAAGTCAGTTAGAGTTTGAACGGTTCCCTGATATTGACTATGCGCTTGAGATTCAATATATCAAAGAATTCACGGCGCTATCCACAGCCGCACCCACCAATCAGGTGTTAACTGATCACCCCACTATCTACCTGTTTGGTGCATTGTGGGCGCTTAATAATTGGGCAGAGAAAGAACAAGATGCTGCGCGATACTTCGCTCAGTTCATCAACGCTATTCGTGGGGCAAACAAGAAAGCTGATATGGGAAGATATGGCCCCTCACCAGTGATGACTGTTGACGGAGCAACGCCTTAATGGCCTTTCAGACGATACCAATCAACATTGCAGGCCCATCGTATCAGGATCGGTCTAGGCCTCTGTCATCGCAAGAGACCCGGAACTGGTATCACGAAGTAGTGCCAAGCGGTAAGAACCAATTCGTTATTAAATCATTCCCTGGTCAAACTGTGTTTGGTTCAGTTGCAGTAGGGACGGAGCGTAACGGCACAAACATGGCAGAGGTTGAGTTTCGCGTAGTCGGTAACACTCTGTACCAGGTCGACTCGGCAGGCACTCACACAGCGAGGGGCACGATACCAGGCACTGCGCGGTGTATCTTCGCAAATGACGGCGTTAACCTGTTTATCGTTACCGGGACTAGCGTGTTTTGGTATGATGGATCAACAGTAGTCCAGGTAACAGACCCTGATATCGACGGCTCTAAGGCTGTCACGATTATTAACAACCAGTTTGTTTATACCAAAGACACGCTATATGTGGTGTCTGACGTTGGTGATGGGTCAAGTGCGTCAGGTCTCAATGCGGCAGGCGCAGAGGTATCGCCAGACAACCTAGTAAGGGCATACGCGTTCGATCAGGTGGTCTATCTGCTAGGCGAGAGGACTGCACAGCTTATCTACAACTCGGGGGTCGGGTCACCACCATTTGATAACGTAGAAGGGTCATTAATATCTATCGGCTGTGCTGCTATTCACTCAGTAGCTAATACAAAGGACGCTATCTATTGGCTTGGTTCTGATCGCAGTATCTACAGAGCAAGAGGCGGCGCAGAGGAGCGCATATCATCCACAGCCATAGCTAATGCCGTTGAAGGCTACGGCAGAGTAGATGACGCATTCGCTTATACATTCGTGTTCCAGGGCAAAGAGTTCTATGCGATAGACTTCCCTGATGCTGGTCAGACTTGGTGTCTTAATGAAGAACTAGGTACAGACGGATGGTTTGAACTGTCAGCAGGCACAGAGGGCGGTGATTACAACATAGCATCACTGGTTAATGTGTTCGGTAAGAACCTGATAGGTGACAAGACAACCGGCGATCTGTACGAATTAGACATCAACCGATTCGATAACAACGGATCTGTCTATCAGCGCCGCAGAGTTCTAGCGTCAATCAGCGGTGAGAACATTGGCAACCGTGGCAAGCGGCTAGAGATGTCGCGCTTCGAGCTAATCATGGAGACAGGCGTTGGTCTTATCACAGGTCAGGGTGAAGACCCTAAGATAATGCTGGAGTACTCCACCGATGGCGGTAAGTCTTGGCGTGAGGGCGATTGGCTCCGTATAGGTCGACTGGGGGAGACGGACCTGCTGGTTGAGTGGTGGCAGATGATGAGCTTCTATGACTTGATGATACGTATAACCACATCAGACGCAGTTGATTATTCGATTTACTCAGGCGCGATTGATATCAGATTGGCAGGCAGATAATGGCTAAAGTCAATCCCCCACCGCAGTTACGCCGCCCTAGAAAGATCACCACAGACAACGAGTTGAGGCCGTATTTTGAGCGCCTTGAGTGGTTGTTATTCCAGCTATGGACAAGAACAGGCGGCTCCGATGACTCCATAGACGAAACGGTAAATTCTCAGGTTGATACAGATGGATTGTTTGGATTGTTCAGCCGTATATCTGATCTAGAGTTTAGGAATGTCATTCCGACAGCTGTTGATTACACCACCATCGGCAGTGAGATCATTATCTGCACAGACGCTGTTACGGTAACACTCAACGATGAGCCTGATGACCAGGAGCTAGCAACAGTTAAGAGGGTAGGCGGAAGCGTTATAGTCGACGGAAATGGAAAGCTCATAGACGGCGAAACCGACTGGACTATAAACGTACAACTTACGAGTTTAGATATAGTCTACCTCGTTGAAACAGATGCTTGGAATATTATATGAGCCGCGATGTATTTCCAGACCCAGCTAACGTTAATATAGTATCTCCGCTGGAGACAAGCGACAGAGGTGGAGTTGGCATCCCTGTATTCGTACAGGATCAAACCACAGGAATCCTTGATGTTCCCCTTCTTAACCTTCTATCAACCCCGACATTGGCAATTGATACGGTGGCAGATGGGGCGAATAGAGATATCACTCTAACGGCGGGACATGGCTTAACAGTGGCGAACATTGGCAATATAGTCGAGATCGGAGACTCCACAGACGGCACAGCCTTTATGCAGTCGGCTATCACTGGCGTCGTGGGGGATGTGATAACTCTGGACTCGCCTATAAACAGGGTCTACACAATAGCGGCGTCTATTGTCGCAGTGTCTAATGAGGACATGAACGTTGACGGCTCAGTAACCCCAGTCGTCTATTCTGTTTTGCCGTTCACCCTTCAGAAAGGCGACATGGTTAGGATAATAGTCGAGATACGTGATAACTCACCTATGGATTTTGAGACATTCGGGGGCATCCCAGCACTGGCTAACGGTTGCGTTTTGCGCGTGAACAATGGCGACGGCACTTACCGGAATCTATACAACTTTAAGTCTAATGGCGACATGATCACGCGCAAAACGCAACCGTTAGCCAGTGCTAGGATGC